TGCCAGTTAGCACAGCTAGAAATGGGTATTCGGGAGCAAAACGAGTTGGAATACATGCCTGATGATAAATTGCAGGAATTGGCCGATAGGGCGTTTAAAAAGCTAAAAACCAACCTGGATTCGGTGAAGGAATGAGCACAATGCTAAATGAGATTCGAGATTCGGGCCGTCCTATTGTCTGCTCTGTATCTGGAGGTAAAGACTCAACCGCGATGGCACTCTGGCTAAAAGAGCAAGGGTTGCATGAGACTAACCCGCTATTTTTTGTCTTCTCTGATACAGGGTGGGAACACGCTGAATTATACACCTATATTTATGACTATCTGAATGAGCGGGTTTTTGATGGGAAGCTCCACACCGTTAAATCGAAAAAATACCCCGGAGGAATGCCGGAACTAGTAGAAAAGCGCGGGATGTTCCCGAGTCGTAAAATTAGGTTCTGCACCCAGGAGCTTAAAATCTTTCCGATTCGGGACTTTATAAGGGAAATTCGGGAGCAATACCCTGACCTTGAGAAACCGATTAATGCGGTAGGTATTCGGGCGGCTGAGTCTAAAGCACGGTCAAACATGCTCGAATTTGAACCCGGTACGATGCTAGAGCGCGGCCCGAAGTCGGCGACCCTCTGTGATACTTGGCGACCCTTGATCACATGGGTTGTGCAGGATGTTGTGGATATCCATACGAGAAATCAGGTCCAGCCTTGCCCGTTGTACTTGCGTGATGAGTTGCCCGCAAGTCGTGTTGGCTGCTGGCCGTGCATTATGAGCCGCAAAGAGGAAATCCGCGCAGTCGCAAAAACAGACCCGGCAAGAATTGAACAAATCCAAGATCTTGAAACCCTGGTGGCTGATAAGGCGCGGGAGCGATATGCGGCAAAAGGGGAGACATTCGATACCCTTGGGTACACGCCGCCCACGTATTTTCAATCAAGGGAAGGCGACGGGTCAATGTGGCCAATTGCTGACGTGGTTAAGTGGTCCTATACAAAACATGGTGGAAAACAATACGAATTTTTTCTACCCTCCAAAGAAGAGCGTGGGTGTGGGATGTGGGGTCTATGTGACATGGGACCGGAGGATTAGCGCGCCATGAGCAGACTGCACGAAGACGCCGAAAAATACCTTGCTCCGAGCAGGTTGCGGGATGGGGTGACGGAGGCGTCTCCTAAATTCAACCCGATTCGGGATTCCAAGCGTTTACCTATCCGGGTGCGTCAAGCTGATGAGGGTGATGCGAGCTTCATCTACTCTAGTTGGTTAAAAAGCTACGCGGCCCAGAACAAGGACCAGCCGAAGTTCACGATTTACGAGATGCACCGGGAAGTGGTTAGCCGGTTGCTTGAGAGTGGGATTACCCTGGTGGCCTGTATGGAGGATGACCCTGACCAAGTGCTTGCCTGGTTATGCGGTCAGAGGATTCCAAAATTCCTAATTGTTCATTATTGCTATACGAAAGCACCGTTCCGGAAATTCGGGCTGGCTAGGACGCTGCTAAATGCGTTCGATTATCGACAAGGCGAACCGATTGTGATTTCCCACAAGGGGTATATTTGTAAGGACTTAAAGGGGAAATACAACTTTTTACACATTCCCCATCTTCAACAAGAGGGTGGGTTGGCACACATGGAGGAGATTTATAATGCGCGTAGTAGCACTGCAACTGACGGCTAACGCAAAGCCACTGCTGAACAATACGTTTATTAATACGGAGTTAAAGCAGCACCAGGAATTTGAGATGCACCTCAACAATAACATGATTGAGATTATCCACCGGGAGAAGGGGGCCTTTATTATTCCGTTAACTTCGGTTTCCTGGTTTCGCCCTGACCCGATTGGTACCGGCCCTACAGTAAAGAAACGCCGAGGCCGCCCACGAAAGTCCACGCCTATTGTGACTAAGGTTGCCACCGTGGCTAAGGCGGAGCCAGAATCAACCAACTAATGACCAAAGAGCATGACGCAAGAGCGGTTATCCGCGAATATATCAAACGGTTTGGCGAAACTCCCCAAGTCGATGATGAGTCATTGCCCGATAGAACTTTTCGCTGGAAAGAGGACCTATTTGAATACCAGCGAAACTTTATTGATGACCCGTCTCATTTTAAGACAGCGTTATGTTCTCGTCGTTCAGGTAAGACTTATGCTTGCTGTTACTACCTAATTGAAACTGCGACGAAGCACCCTGACAGCCTTAGTGCTTATATCGGTTTGTCTAGGCGTAGTGCGAAGCGGTTGATGTGGCAGGAGATGAAGCGGGCGAATAGAAAATATATGTTGGGGATTAAGTTTAATAACTCTGAGTTGGTGGCTACGCTCCAGAATGGGGCTCAGATTATTTTAACGGGGGCAAATGATGAAGCTGACATCGATAAGTTACGGGGTTCTACTTACCGTCTTGTTGTTCTTGATGAAGCGGCCAGCTTTGGAGCCCATATGGACTCCCTTGTTGAAGAGGTACTTGAACCGGCGCTAGTGGACCATAATGGGACACTGGCTATGATTGGTACACCTTCGGCGGCATGCTCTGGCCTGTTCTATCGTGCGACAACGGAATCTGATTTTGGGTATACAAATCACCACTGGACGATTCTCGAAAACCCGTACATTCCCCATGCTAAGGATTGGCTTGATAGACGGATGAAGCAAAAGGGCTGGAATGACGAGAACCCTATCTACTTGCGTGAGTGGCGTGGGCGGTGGATTAGAAGCTTTGACTCGTTAGTCTATCAGTTCAACGAAGACCGGAATGTTGTAAACACTCTGCCTTGGGATGACCATGACTGGCACTATATCCTCGGGGTAGATTTAGGTTACGAAGACGCTACAGCCTTTATTATTGGGGCTTTTTGTGAAGACTTGCCAGATTTCTACATCGTGGAGGATTACAAGAGTAGCAAAATGCTACCCTCTGATATTGCCGAGAAGATTAAGCAGTACGACCGGGAATATGACTTTCGCGTAATGGTTGCAGATACAGGCGGTTTAGGAAAAAGCATCGTAGAAGAATTTCGTTATCGTCACGGCTTGGCAATACGAGCTGCGGAGAAACGGAATAAGCTGAGTTACATTGAGTTAATGAACTCGGACTTATCGGCAAGTAGAATAAAAGTCTTAGAAGGCTGTAGCGTTTTGGACGAATGGCGGTTACTCCAGTGGGACGAAGACCGGCCTAAAGAAGATGACCGGTTTGAAAACCACCTAGCGGATGCAGCACTATACGCTTGGCGTGAGTCTCGGCACTATGCGAGTGTACCAAGAGAAGTAGAGCCCGAGGTTGGTTCTGAGGAATACTATAAGCGCTTAAGCGACCGGCACGAAAAGCAACTACTCGACAAACTAGAGCATGGAGAAGGGAGCCTATGGTGGGAAAATATACGGCACTAGATGACCAAATCGTAGAGATGGTAACGTTTATGCGTAAAAACGGGGTCAAACGGTTAGTCATGACTGATAATGGAATCGAAGTTGAATTCCAAGACCGGGGGCCTATGAACGTGTACCCCGAGTTAAATTCCACCGGCTCCGACGAAACCTCATATTACTACATCGATAAGGACAAAAACTAATGTACAAGCCCAAAGAATTCTGGTGGGAACAAACCAAGGATATTCATGACGACGTTTTTTCGGCGGTCACTACACTGGCCGAAGACCAAAGCAACCGCACGAAGGATAACCTAAACTGGCTACGCTTGTTCTCGAATATTAACGCCAGTGGCTTGAATTCGCACGATTACTCTCGGCGCTCGGGCTCTAGAGCCGATGACGTTACTCTAAACATTGTTCATTCAATGTGTACGACGGTAACGAGCAAGATTGCTAAGAACCGGCCCAAGATTACTTTCCTAACTTCTGGCGGTGACTGGTCCCTGAAGCGTAAGGCAAAACTGCTTGATAAGTTTGTAAACGGGCAATTCTACGCCACCGATATCTATACAACTGCCCCCAAGGTATTTTTAGACGCCGCCGTTTTTGGGACGGGCGTTATGAAGATTTATCAGGACGGGGAGCGGATTATTTCTGAACGCGTGTTTCCCAATGAGGTAATTTGCGATGACGCTGAAAGCTTTTATGGAAAACCTCGGCAAATGTTCCAGCGAAAGATTGTATCGCGTGAAGTGCTCTTGGCGGCGTATCCTGACTTTGAAAAGGAGATTTTAAATGCTTCAAAGGCTGAAACGAACAACTCTGGGGAAAGTGTTACGTCGAATCAAGTCGAGTGCGTGGAAGCTTGGCATTTGGCTAGTAAAAAGGGTTCCCCTGATGGCAGGCATTGTATTGCTTTAGATAATTGCACTTTACTAGATGAGCCCTACGATAAAGACTTCTTTCCTTTCGTTTTTATCCGTTGGACCGAGAATTTACTCGGTTTTTGGGGCCAAGGGCTCGCCGAACAGCTTCTAGGTGTCCAAGTAGAGATAAATAAGCTCCTGAACCGCATTCAGGAACAAATGCACCTGGCAACTCCCAAGGTATTCATCGAAACGGGCTCTAAAATCTCTAAGGCCCATATCAACAACGAAGTTTGGGGCGTAATCGAGTACACCGGGACTAAGCCGGATTTCCATGTGCCTAGAACGACCACTGGTGAGGTATTCTCTCATCTAGACCGGTTGTTTGGCCGCGCTTATGAGGTTGCCGGTATTTCCGAGATGGCGGCACAGGCTAAAAAGCCCGCCGGTTTAGATTCCGGGGTAGCTATTCGGGAGTTCTCCGACATCCAATCTGAGCGCTTTATGTTGGTAGCTCAGGGATACGAGAACTTATTTTTGACAGCGGCCCGTCAAATGATTGACATCGCCCGCGACATTGAAGAGCAGGGCAATACTTACGAGGTGATTAGTCATGGGGACAAGTATATTGAGCGGATTAAGTGGAAGGATATCGACCTTGAAGAAGACCAATATGTTATGCAGATTTATCCGACTTCGCTATTATCAAGTACTCCGGCCGCAAAGCTACAAACGATACAAGAGATGGCTCAAACGGGCCTCTTAAACCCCACCGAGGCGCGGGCCTTACTCGATTATCCAGATTTAGAAGCTGTAAACCAGTTGGCTACTGCATTTATTGACGACGTGGACCTTCTGATTGAGGAAATGATTGAAAAGGGGCGTTATCATCCCCCCGAAACGTTCTCTAATCTTGAATTTGCGATTCAGAGGGTCCAGTCGGCTTATTTACGCGCAAAAATTGACAAAGTTCCGGAAGAGCGCCTGGAATTGCTCCGCCGATACATGGATGACGCAATTCGGGTAATTCAGACCCAACAAATGGCACAACAAGCGACCCAACAAGCGATGGCACCGGAGGGGGCTTCCGCACCGGGTGGTGGGGCTCCTGCGCCGGGGGCTCCGCCGATGGAAGGGGCTCCGCCGGAAGCAGGTCTTGAGCCTGGGGCAATGCCGCCTGCAATAGCTGAACAAATCGCTGGAATGCAATAAACCTTAAATTCACACCACTAGGAGAGAAATATGTCTGAAGCGGAAGTAACTGCGTCTGAAATTGTTGAACACGCCCAAGGGGGGGAAAATGAAGTTCAACCTGAAGTTTCTGAGCCGGGTAATGGGGCGGCGGAAGTCCAAGAGCCGCCTTCAAATGGAAGTGAAGTGGTGGAATCGGGTGAGTCACAAGCTGAACGGGCTGCGTTTGCTCGACAGTTTGCAAACCTCGCTAGACAAGAAAGACGGTTCCGAGAAGAAAAGCAAGAATTCAAAGGGGTAAAAAAGAAAGCGACTGAGTTGGAAGGCCTGCAAGATATGGCCAAATCCGACCCTATGCAGTTCTTGGAGAAGTTCGGAATCTCCTATGATGCCCTAACTCGGCGGGTAATTAACGATGGAAATGTTGCAATTGAAGACGTGGTTGCCCAACAGGCCAAAGAAATCGAAGCATTAAAAGAATTAAATCGAAAACAGAGCGAAGAGCGAGAAAATAGGTCGAAGAAAAGGGAATACGAACAGACTTATAACGGGTTTATTGACAAAATCAAAGAATTCGTTGAAAATGATAATCAATACGAGATGATTAAGGCTCACGATGCCTACCATACCGTTTACGAGGTCATGCAAGAGCAATTTGCTCACGATGGCACCGTGCTTGAATACGACCAAGCGGCCAATATGGTGGAACGGTATTATGAGGATGAAGCCGAACGCTATTTTAAGAGTAGCAAGCTGAGAGACCGTTATAAGGGACACTGGCAACCTGAGCCAGAAACAGCGCAAGACGTTAAGCCTAGCCAGCCAGCAGTTAAATCAAGGCCAAAAACACTTTCAAATCAATTAACGTCGCAGACGCCTGCGCGTGACAATGAACTTCCGTCTAGGGAAGAGTCACTTGAGAGGGCGGCTGCTATTATGCGCGGCGAGATTTAAACTTGTAGTTTTCTCGCCCTTATAGCGAGGAAATTATGGCCTTAACTACTGCGGTTACTGAAGCTCTTAAAGAACATTACAAACCCCAACGAATCAAAGAGATGGTTTACAAGAATAACCCTCTCCTTGCTCTAATTCCCAAATATACGAAATTCGGCGGCGAGAATATGCCAATGCCGATTATCACCACCGGACCACAACGGCGGTCGGCTACGTTTGCCACTGGGCAAGCTAACACCTCAACCTCTAGTCTGAAGCAGTTCCTCTTAACTCGCGTTAGTGATTATTCCTTTGCGTCAATCTCGCATGAGGCAATCAAGGCGAGCCAGGGCAACGCTGATGCATTTATCCGATATGCCACCATGGAAATCGACGGGGCTATTCATAGCCTTAAGCGTTCTTTGGCTGTTGGTCTATACCGTGATGGTTCTGGCTCCATTGGCCAGTCTGAAGATAACCCAGATGGTAGTTATGCAAATCTGACGCTCATCGATGAAGAGGATGTATCCAATTTTGAAGTTGGGATGGAAATTGCTTTCTACGATAACGACGGAACTGGTAACGGCCCAGGTACAGCCAGAAGCGCAACCCGCGTAATTAGTGCGATTGACCGATCTGCTACTCTTAAGTCGTTAACTTTTTCATCAAACATCCCCGTGGACGTTGCTTACCAAGACCACCTTGTTCAGGCGGGCGATTTGGATGCAAAGATTAGCGGCCTAGAAGCTTGGTGTCCTGCATCGGCTCCGGGCGCGACATCTTTCTTTGGTGTTGATCGTACAACGGACACTAGCCGCTTAGGTGGCAATCGTTCTGATGGTAGCGCAAAGCCAATTGAAGAGGCGTTGATTGACGGCTTGAGTTTGGCAGCGCGTAACGGTGGGGCTCCAAGTCATATTTTTGTGGATTATGCTACCTATGCAAATCTTGAAAAGGCCCTTGGGTCCAAGGTCCAGTATGACAAGCTAAAGGCTTCCGATGCCAATGTTGGTTTTACGTCTTTGAAGATTCACGGCCCCGCTGGAACGGTTGACGTTATTCCTGACATTAACTGCCAGCCAAATGTTGCTTGGGCGCTTCAACTAGATACTTGGTCCTTGAATAGCTTGGGTGAAGCCCCGCAAATTCTTGACCTTGATGGAAACAACATGCTTCGAGAAGCTTCTGCTGATGCTTACGAGGTTCGCATGGGTTTTTACGGAAACTGTGCCACTGTTGCTCCTGGTTGGAATTGCCGAATTGCCTTGGCTTAAACCTTAATTAGGAAAGGAGCCTAGATATGGCGAATAGAGATTTTAAGGATGTGCAAGCGCTCCAGCGTGAAGTGAAGTGCATTACTGGCTCATTTTTATTTAGTGATGATGGAACTAGCACACTCTCAAATGCGTTGGGTGTGACAAGCACTAATACAATGGCCGCCGGTTTAGTAACTTTGACGTTGGACGATAAGTATTCATCGTTCTTGGGGTGTCAGGTGACTTATGGCGATGCTGCCCATGCAGCGGCGAAAGTTCCGGCAGTGTGCCTTAGTTCAGAAACCGTTAACACTACCAAGACCGTTATTTTGCAGTTCACAAATACGGATGATGGCGAGCTTTGTGCCAATGCAGATGTAGACGCCGATACTGTCTACTTTATGATTTGGGTCAAAAACAGCGGCGTAAAATAGGAGTTAAGCCATGCCTAAAAAAAAGGGGCTTGCTCTTATGATATTGTCCGGGGGTAAGAAAAAACCCAAGGACGATAAAGATGATAAAAAGGCTCTTCTAGCAGCCTGTGGAACTTTTGCTAGTTCGATGGGCTTGAAGCTTTCTTCTAAAGAGGAAGAAGCGGCTTGCGAGGCTCTTCTTGATTTTGTCCATATTGCTATGGATTACGAGGGGAACCCAGGCAGCGAGAAAGAAGAATATTGATATAGGGGGGTGTAAAAGCCCCCTTATTTTTTGGAGGGGTAATGCCTACTAACGATAAAGTCTTCTCTACCCTTATGACGCAAGTGCGGCAACGGGCGGATATGGAAGGCTCTACTTTCGTTTCAGACACCGAGATTAGAGTTTGGTTAAATGCCGCTTTGGCGGAGCTGCACGATATTATGATTCTCTGCTTTGAGGATTATTATGTAAACACCACAACCTACTCTTTGCCGGGGACTAACCCTGGAACCCTCCCCTCTGACTTCTACAAGGCTCTAGGAGTGGATTTTGCGACTGGTGGGGTAACTTACTCGATTAAGCCTTACTCGTTCCAAGAGCGAAATATGTACAACAGCAATGCTGGAGTTGTGTCGGGGAATCTCGCGGCCCTTCGGTATCAGATTCGGGATAGTAGCATTCACTTTATCCCCGCTACTCCTCCATCGGGAACGGTAACGCTCCACTATATCCCTGAATGCCAACAGTTTAGAACAGGCGGCGAGGATGACTCGGCTACGATTGGGTCTAAAAACAAGAGTGTAGCAATTGGCTACCAGGAATACATTGTAGTTTCCGCTGCCATTAAGTGTCTAATGAAGGAAGAATCTGACATCAGAATGCTATTGGCCGAAAAAGCTGACCTCCAGAAGCGAATCGAGAACGCAGCACCCCGCAAAGACGCAGGGGAACCGCATAAGATTGTAGATGTATCAGTAGGAACCCACGGCGATACGTGGATTAACCTCTTCAACTAGGTAGGCCATGGCTCAGAATTCATTCATTAGCCCATATGTCCGAAATACCACGGATGACGAAAGCATAGAGTCTGTTCAGAACAGCCTGGAGAATAGCTTTCGCTCTGTTGAAGCATGCCCGTTGCTGGATGGCCACTTACTTGAGGGCATAGAGCTGCCTAACGGGATAACAGACGTTGACCATAAACTAGGGCGGGAGCTTAAGGGCTGGTTTTTAACGAGAACCCGCAATCTTGCCGGTGGGGATATCTGCGATAAACAATCGCTGCATAATGAAACTGATAAAATACTCCGCCTTAGCAGCACATACGCGGCAACGATAACCGTAGACCTTTGGGTGTTTTAATGGCCTTAGAAAAGAAAATAATCGGCTTACCTATCGCTAAGGGTACTAACGAGAAGATATCCGACCGTGTACTTCCACTTGGAGAGTTGGCCGATGCTAAAAATGTCCAATTTCTAAAGGGCGGTGAGGCTAAGAAGCGAAAGGGCTTTTGGAGTCTTACTAATGATATTCCTGCGATTGTTGCGAGCGATGCAGCTAGAACGATTGATAATGGAAAAGCGGTTGCTTCGTATAATGATGAGATTCTCGCCTTCGATGGCCGCTACGGTTACACAAAAACCTCTACGGATAACGATTGGGTAAATAAAGGAACCATTGTCGGCTGCACCCTTGAGAACGAACTCGTTGAAGCTGGTACAAATCTAGTACAGACCTCGGCGCACATTGCCCAATCGAATAACTTTGAGGTCCATGTTTGGTCCGAGGTTGACCCTACCGAGGTGGTAAGCATCACTGACGCTTTCGCCAGTGTTACTCCGGCAACCTTGGCTACCCCTTCAGATGACACGCATGTTGGCTCTGGCTTAAGCGATTTAACGCCGGGGGGCTGGTATACCGGCACAGTTGCACGAACCTATAAGATAATTTGTACCGACCAAGCATCAAGCCCTGACCAATTTCAATGGCTTTATGATGATAATTCAGATGGAAGTTTTGTATCGGGCGGGACCGGTGTCAACTTCGCAACTAGCGCCATCGCTCTTAATGACGGTGTGACTATAACGATGGGCGCGGTTGATGGGCATACGCGGGACGAATATTGGACTTTTACGGTCCCGGCTGGTTCTCCTGACCTTCGCTTAAACACTATGCCTAGCCATAACTTCTCTGTAGGGCAGAAGCTCACTACAAATTTTACAGACTCCTCATGGCCTGATGGGGATTACGTTGTCACATCGGTAGATAGCACGTCGGCAATACGAATCACGTTAGACGCTAATGTCCCGATTAACCCCACTGTTGATGCTACAGGCGGGACGGTTACAAACTATTCGGGGGCGGGCGTGGTTTGGCGTACCTATGCCAAGGTCCTAGACAAAACAACTCGCACAGAGGTTGTTGCTAAAACGCTGGTGAATGTTTTTACTACGGGGAACTCAATTTACAATATCCCCCGCGCCCAAGTAGCCGCTTCGGGTAGGTACGTGTTTATTTTTGTCCACGTTGGCTCAGGCCGGATTAAATATACAAAGGTAGATACGGGGTCCGGTACCGGCGCTATAGCTAATGCCTTGAACCCTGGAGTTCTCACCAATAGCGCTTCGGACGTTTTATTTAGCGTAGACCAAACCAATCCCGATTGGTGCGTTGAGGCCGTGAATAACGCTTCTATCACTGACGGTGTTTGCGTTCTTGCCCGTAGAAGTGGGGCGGAAGGTTTCCGGCTTTCTTACTTTAACAATAGCGGCGGGACACTCTCAGAAGAGGGGTCATCCCCTGCGCCTGTTACTCACGCCACCGTCATACACTACCCACCGGCAGAACTAGCGGCGGTTGGTATAACTAGCGAGACGTACACCACAAATAAAACGCAATTTGAGATTGTTGGCGGGCTTATGCTCAAGGTTGTTACTCCTAGTGATAGTATCACCGGGGATTATATCGCCGTTGGCTACACTTCATCGGACGATATGACCGCAGCCGACCTGAACAGGGGCGGAACCGCTGATGAGCCAAACGGCATTAGGCTTAGGGTCTATAATGCTGCGTTAGCTTTGCAGGGGGCGGAGCAAGAAGTTCAAATCGACGCGGCAAGTACAGAGTTCACCTCTACGGATGAACCGGGCTTTGTCCTAGTGAACGGTACAGCCGGGAAAAATGTGGCCGGGAAAGTTCGATTCTTTCTAACGATGGTGGCGAATAAAACCAACCTTTCGGGCCGGTCGCCTAAGTTTTTAGTAAACGCATACGATTACACCCTGGCTGGCGGGATTGCCGATATAGACTTAGACCTCTATGGGATAACAGTCACCTCGGATTGCTTCGCCCATAACAGGGATTTATATCTTGGGGTTGGTTACGCCTCACGCACAAACGTGACGGGGGGTTCTGCCCCATTGTCCCATTTCAATACTTCCGTTGGGATGATTATGAACCACCAGGGCGAAGTTGTCGCAAAAGGAGCCACAAGCGCGGGTCCATGGGTGCAGGAAATCGACTTTCGCTTTATGCAGTACGCCGACTTTAACCGGATTCATGCAATGTATGGGGTTCAGCGCGTAGTGGTTGAGAATTCGAGCGAGGTTCTAACAGGCTCTATAGACCCCGCCGCCAGCACAACGGTCCCCGGCGTAGGAACTAAATTCACCACCGAATTGACTGTTGGCGACCTGATTACCGTTACGGGGGAAACGCGGCAGGTTACGGCTATTGCAAGCGACACGAGCTTGACAGTGGGCGCTGCTTTCTCGAATAACTCTAACGACACGTCACCAGAAAAGTACGTCGCAACCAAATACAAGTTTGGCTCCTCTCGTTATAGCGGCGTCAACCTTAATAGCGTCGGGCTCGAATTAACGGCGATGGATGCAGCGGTGGGGACGATGGATTTTGCCCCTGTCCGGTATTTGCCAAACGTTCAAGCTAACGGTGCGTTGAAGGTAGCGGGGGGCATTCTTTGGGATTACTCCGGCGACTACTTCAAGGAAGATAACTTCTTCTACTACCCCGAAATTCATTCGACCGACCTTAGTGTAAGTGGCGTTTTAAACGGGACCTATTATTATAGGGCTATTTTTGAATGGGTTGACCATAATGGGAAAATCCAGCGCTCAAACCCGTCGCTCCCTTACACGGCAGCGGTGTCGAGCAAAAAAGTTACGCTCAGGATTTACAATCTCCACCTAACTCATAAAAGGGATGCCACAACTACGCTAAACCCTGGCGGGTATGCGGCGGTGAATTGGGGCGCTAGGTCAGAGGTGAAGCTGGTTCTCTATCGGACTAAAACCACAGGAAGCGTCTTTTTCCGCTGTGCCGAAGTTCTGATGGACCACTCAGACCGCTACCAATCGATTACCGATAACCTGGGCGATACACCCTTAGGGGATAACCCGGTTCTATATACTACGGGCGGGAACGCTGGCCACATCTGCCCACCGTCGCAATATGACATAGCCCTTTGGAAAGACCGTGTATTCCTCGCCACAACCGAAAACACTGTTTGGTTCTCTAAGCGTTTCGCGGAGAATCGAGAAACTGGTTTTAGTGACTCATTCATTCGCTCAGTCGATAACCGCTCAGAGAGGATTCGCGCCTTGTGTCCCAATTTGGAACACTTGCTTATTTTCGGTGCTCGAAATGGCTACTATATGTCAGGCGATGGGCCGAGCGATTCCGGTGCTGGTCCAGGTTTTTCCCCGTTAAGGGTATTCGCTCCGGGCCAAGGTGCCCTTGATGGCACATGCCGCGTTGAAACTCCTGCGGGTGTGTTCTTCCAGACCCGGCAAGGGCTAATGCTCTGCGCTCGCAATATGCAGGTTACGCCCAAGGGGGCTAAGGTAGAGGACCAAATAACCGCGACTAATTATGCGATAGACGGTCATGTGTTCCAGAAAGAACATGAGGTTAGGTTTGTAGTGTCAGGAGGCCAAACGATTGCGGTCTACAACTACCTATTTGACCAATGGACTACTTGGCACTTGGACGTTGCTACCGGAACAAACGCGGGGTCTGTTGTGGTGGATGGTGACTATTACCGCCTAAACACTGCTGGGGTTCTTTACCAGCAGCAAACGACAACCTATTACGACAAAGTTGTATCGGCGTTGAAACCTTATCAGTTCTTGCTTGGTACTGGCTGGATTAACGTGGGGCAACTCCAGCAATTAGGGCGGGTTTATCAAGTTCTATTTCTCGGGGATTACAATGCAGCATCCACCCCCCGGTTATTGCTCTACACCGACTACAGTACCTCGGCGACTACAGTGTCAATGAGTTCACCCCCAGGCACTTCGAAGTTTCAACTTGCCGCCAAATTACCAAAGCAAAAAGTGAAGGCGTTAAAGTTTCAAATTGCAGAAGACACCCCCGGAGCAGGAGGGGACGTTATGTCAATCCAGAGTTTCGCTTTACTCGTAGGACTTAAGAAACCTGGAACGAGCTTCAAGCTTCCAGCGGCTAACCAGATTAGCGGAGGATAAATTATGGCTGAATGGAATGAATTCGGGGATACATACGAGGAGGAGGGCCTTGCATCGGCGGTATCCGAAAGCCCTGTTGGTATGCTTCTGGACCCCGGCCAAATCGGGCCCAAGGTAAACGTAAACGCCCCAAATATCCCAGAACAACTAGACCCTGAAATGCAAGCCCGAATGCAAGGCGCTGTTGGCGCTATGCGTAGTCTTCGTGGACGACCAACAGCGGCTGGAATGGCCGCTAGAAGAATGGGGGAACAGGGACTAGCAGAGCAATACTCTAGGATGAGTGGTGCCTCGGGAGCGCGGCAACATGCGCTTTCTCGAAAAGGCGCGGGGATGAGTGGCCAAATCTTAGCGGGGCAAGGTAGAGGGATGTCGTCGGAGGCGCTTCAGCGGTATCAGCTAGGTACTCGTATGACACAAGCACGGATGGCCTTACAGAATGGCCAAGTGCTGTTCTCCCTAACTGAGCGAATAAAGAATAAGTACGCTGAGAATGGAATTCAGCTAAACCAGGACCAAGCGAACGCGATGGCGCTGTCTGCAATAGCGGGCCAAATCGCGGGGATGCAGGGTGAAGGCAACACGACGGGTACAAAAAAAGGGTTTGTCGGACCACCCGCAGAATAGGAACTAATCATGGCTGAAAAATCAACATACGCAGAAGATGGCGTCATGGCCCCTGACTGGTGGAAAACGCAATACAAGCATGGAAAACGCTTCGCGGGGCAGGTGGGTGATTTTTTTGACCCCGATTCGGGCGGGCTTGCCAAGATGCTCGGGGTGGAAGAAAAGAAATTTGGCGTCCAGCCGAAATCCGCTGAGTACTACCAGGACCGAAATGTTGGTCGGCGTCAGGTGTTGCAAGACATCAAAGAACTCCAACGCCTCCAAAGGACGGGTGGGGCCGCTACCAGAGAAGCAAGAGCGCTTCAGCAAGAACAGGCGAAAGGTCAGATTGCCCTACAGCGGGGTATGGATACCGGTGGGCGTGGTGAACGTATGGGCACCGAGGCCGCAGCGGAATCCTACGTTCAGGCGATGGCTCCGGTAGCAATGATAAAAGAAGCTGAAACCGCAGGTTACACAAAGCAAGAAGCTGCTGCTGCTGCCATGCTTGTTATGGATGATAAAAAATTTCAAGACGAGCTTGATAAACTTGGCGGGGATATTGCTCGCGGGGAAGCTCAAGCAACCCAAGCGGGCAGGGCGGGGTTTATGCAAAAGGCTGGCGCGATTGGTGGCGCTATCCTTGCCTTCAGTGACGAACGCGCAAAAACGAATATCCGCCCCATCTCCAAGGCCGCTCCTAGAGATTTCCTAGAGAAGCTAAACACAGGAGGGTTTGACTATCGCCCTGAATTTGGAGGGGAGCGCGGGCGAATGGGGCCACTACTAAACGAAGAAGTGGCAAAGACGGAAGTGGGAAGAAGCTTTATCAAGCGTGACCCCCAAACCGGGTACCTCGTAACAGACCCCAACGCCGCAGCATTAACAACTATGGCGCTTCTCAAGCAACAGAACGAACGAATTAACGCACTAGAGAAGTCAGGAAAGGGGCGTAAGTAATGGTTTGGGAAAGAGCCGTAGAGGCACCGCTGTCGCTGTCAATGACACCAGAAGAGGAGCGTGAGCGGCAAATTCAACTCGCAGAACAACGTTTGCGGGCACAAGCCGCTGGACAAGCGCGATTAACCGAACAGGGACTTGCTGAAGAGGCCGCCATTAGAGAAGAGTCTAGGCGTCAGGAAGAACTAGCCCTTAGTCCAGAAGAAGCGGCCTATCGGCGCTTGCACGGGGGCAGCCCTTCGCCGGACTATGTGCCCGAACCGGCGTTGCTAGACCCCAATGTGCCTTATGTCGCGCCAGTACCAGCCGGGGCACCAACCGCACCAGCCGCACCAGTCGACCCAACCGTACCAGCGGGGGGACCACCAGAGGAACCGAAAGGCCGAGACTACGATGCCGATATAAGTAAAGTCATGGGCCGGTACATGGGGGCAGACGGGCGGTTTCAAGAAGCCGAGGGCGCATGGGACACTAGGCGCGGTGAGATAGCCGAGCAATATAGAACCGGTAAAGAGGCGAGGGTTACGCAGGCCCAGCAGGAACTCGACAAGGCGAAGAGTGTTCTAGGTACCGCCACTGAAAAACTCTCAAATTGGGAAATTAACCCACAACGGGCTTTTCCTAATGCTTTCTCTAAAATTACCGCTGTCATTAGTGTGGCTATGGGTGCTTATGCTCAAGGCTTATCGGGCGGCAAACTCCCAAACACTGCTTTAGGGATTATCGATAACGCTATCAAAACCGATATCGACGCCCAAAAAATGGAGTACCAAAAACTCAAGGGCTTGGTGGACGAAAAGCGAAACGTCTACGGGATGGCTATGCGGTTGTTGGGTAGCGCCGAACAAGCAGAGCAAGTTGCCTATACTGCCGCGTACCAGACTTACCAGGCAGAAATTAATAAGATTGGGAAAGAGTATGGCCTTGAGTACGGGGCTATAAATTTAAGCAGCAAGATTGACCAAGGGAACCGCAAGCTTGAGGTAAACGCAGCGAAGGCGGCAGGCAGCGGCGGGAAGCTACCTGTTGACATGAGAAAGTCCATGACCGCTTTTAGTTCATTAAAGGACAAACTGAAGCGTATGTGGAGTCTGTCGAAGGACATAAACATGGCCAGGGGCTACCTCGATGTCTTTGTGCCTGGCGAGACTGATACGAAGGAGTTCGACCGTTTGGGCGAGCAAGCAGCGGCGGATATGGTTTATGCCATTAGTGGGGTCACGGCGCGGCAAGAGGAGTACGACCGGGCAAGGAAATGGGCACCTAAATCGACTGATTTTGAAGGCATGCGGGTCGCTAAAATGGTGGGGATTATGGAGTATTCCTTAGAAAAAGGGACAGAGCATTACCACACCCTGACCTCTGGACAGAGAGCAAGGCTTTCCCCGCAATTACGCGCTATGTACGAAATGTCTCCGGAGCAGCGGCGGGGCACAATCCTGACCCTGCTTGAAGGACAAGGCCACAACATTCAAGCCAAGGGATGGGAGGCAGAGGTTGGTGGTATAAAATCTAGTATGAAATCGGATGGGTGGTTAGCAGGCCCGCCAGGCTCAGAGACGGAATCCTGGATGGGCGGGGAGCGCGTAACCGGAAAAAAGTAACAAGGGCGGGCGGTAGTGCCGCTTTGCCCGGTTCGCAGTACGCGGCCTTCAAGGGGCAGGGTGGCGGTGGCCGTAAGAAAACGGCGGCTATGGTTGGAGCTATTGCGAAAGAGCAAGGGATTGACCCCGGTACACTTGTTGCGATGGGGTTAGTTGAATCCGGCCTTAACCCTTCCGCGAAAGCTAAGAAAGGCACGGCTAAGGGGCTGTTTCAGTTTATCGATAGTACCTGGAGCGAGATGATGAATAAGCATGGGAAAAAATTGGGTATTCCTTCCGACGCAAAAGCCACGGACCCGGTTGCCTCAACCTTGTTAGCGGTAGAATTCTTACGCGGCAATGCTAGGGCACTATCAGGCAAGGCCGGGGTTCCTAAAAAGCTAGGTGCGCGTGACTACTACGCAGCACACTTCTTTGGGGCCGGGGGTGCAGCAAAGTTCTACAAAGAAATGCAAAAGGACCCAAACGCTAAAGCGAAAGACATTTTTCCAAAACCGGCAAAGGCAAACAAGAATGTTTTCTATAGTGGCTCTGGGACGGCTAGGTCGTTAAGGGAAGTTTACGATTCTTTTGGGCGTAAACTAAGCAAGTACGGCGCAGGCGTGGGAGCATAGTGGATGCCTAGACTTTACAACTTCCAAACGAACTCTTACGAGGAAATCCCTGAAGACCTTGTCAGGGAAAAGGTATTATCGCGGCAGTACGCTTTCACGGATTCAGAGAAGGTTCCCGTTATTGCTCCCGATGGTAGTCGCCACTTAATCCCTGGAACTAAAGCGCTTGAGGCTTTCGGCCGTGGGGGAAACTACGGGAATACTAAAGACTGGGCTCGAATTGCCCGCAAAGAAGAATACGGTGAGGACTCTTGGGAAAACTATCTAGGGGCCTCTATAGCCGGTCTTGCGCGTGGCGCTACTCTTGGAATGTCCGATGTTGTCTTGCGTGAAATCCTCGGCAAAGAACGAATGCAGACTTGGCGCGAAGAGTTTAGCGGCGTTAGCACTGCGACTGAAATCGGGGGGGCTGTTCTCCCGGCTTTGTTTTCTGGCGGTGGGACTACAGCGGCGACCGGCGCGAGGTTAGCGGCGAGGGGCCTAGCAAAAACTCCGGCTGCTGCCGTATTCAAGGGTGGGCGGCATTTAGAGGATGTAATCTCTGCGAGCAGGGTATTAAGCAGGGGCGCAAATAAGAATATTGCCTTAGACATTCTAAAAACCTCACTCCCAAAAGGTGTTGCAGGAGCGCTTGAAGGTGCCGCGTTTGGTGCGGGTACCACACTCACCGAAGTTATGCTTGGCGACCCCGAGGACGTTGGCGAATTGCTCTTAGCTAATGTTGGGTATAGTGCGTTGTTTGGTGGGCTGGGGAACGCCGGGATTAACGCTATGATGATGGGGGGCGCTGCCGGGACGAAGCAGCTTTCTAAGGGGTTTGCATCACTTTACGAGAAGACCACCGGGAATAAATTGTCTGTGTGGGGGCAAGAGAAGATTGCAAAATCAGTAGCGACCGTGATGGGGCGGGCTGACCCGGAGCAAGCAGCTTTGCAAACAACGGTGACGCCAAAAGCCAGGGCAAAACGTGGCGAAATCCGAACGAAGATGGGCACCTTTGACGACCAGACGAAAGAGATCGTTGGCGAGTTGGATGGTGTGGCTGATGACATTGCAGTAGTCACTAAGGCATCCAGGGGCGAAGCAAAAAGAGAAGCAATCCGGCCGAGCATTTTTGACGATGTTGCCGAGGATGTGGCGGATACGGCTGCCGGGATTGGTAAACCGAAAGCCCCCGAAGTGAAGGCCCTGACCGAGGTTCATAGGACGCTCGGGGGCATTGTGGATGAGATAGACAACGTAGCAAAGGCTGAGGCTACCGGCACGTTTAAATGGCACGGTAAAGCTAGTAAAGCCCCGGACGCAGGAGGTTTTGCAGCGAGGTTAGAGAAAATCCTACAGGGGAATTGGGAAGGCGGTAGCCCCGCCCGGATTCTAGCAAAATGGGTAGAGGACGTAACCGCTTCCGGCTCCTCCACAATCCGAGGCGTTGCCGAAGACGCTTTTCTAATGCTCGACGATTATAAAAAGTACACTGCACAATTCGTTTTCGCTGGTAAAGACCGAGGAAAGGAAGAGATTTCCCAAGGGCTAGCCAATGGCATTATGAATATGTGGCGTCAGGTTCACCCTTTATTAGAAAATGCTTCAATTTGGGGAAAAGCCGCGATTCATCAAAAAAACGTGAACGCCGCTTTTACCGACCTCCTGACGAAACAATCACGTTTTCGTGGTGTTTTTGGTTTTGGAAGAGGAACAAACTGGACGGACTCACGGAAGGTTAAAAAATTCCTTGAACAATTAGACGACCGCCCAGAGTGGAAAAGGGTTTATGAGGAATACCTAGAAGCGGCACGGGTTTTCTCGGGCAAGGCGAAAGGGGCTTATACGTTTGCTGACGAAGCACTTGAGGCGGCGAATAGGTTGCCAACAAGATCGGCATCAGCCAACGGTAGAGTTTCTAAGCTAACCCAAGAAATGGACGAAGCGCGGTTCATGTTCGGTACTACGGGGCTGAACGCTCAGACGGAACCAATCGCCGCGAAGATATTAGGCAACTTAGCCCGGAGAAGCATCGGCGGTTTAGCGGGTGGGTATGCCCTCGGTGGCCCAGGTGCCGCTATGGGTATCCTATTGGGCGGAATTGCTGATGGTGCGGCAACCGCTAATCAATTAGCAGCAATAGAGTTTGCCATTAGCCGCGCTAGAAAAGGCTTCGAGAAAGGCTTAGACGACATCGTTGAACGCATGGCTAAGGGTGGCCCAGGCGGGACCATGGCAGCACGCCCCAATAGAACGAAACTTTTTCTAGCTCCACTGGCCGCGCAATTTGGTGAAGAGGCTCTTTCCCCGGCGGTGGATATGGCTCGCGATTATTTAACCGCAAAGGAACGGGCGAAGAAACTAGCAGACCCCCAAGCAGTGGAGGAGATGGCCAATAAAGTTGTGGCGCCCCTTAGAGAGATGCCCAACGTATCCGCAGCGATTAAGAATAAATTAATCGGCGGGCTATCCTATATCACTAACGAGTTTAAACCCGACAATCGCACAATGGATGATGTGGTTATGGGCGTAAAAGAGCGCCCACCTACCGACAGCGAAAGAATGAAGATGGAGATTAAACTCGCGGTACTAGAAGACCCTACCGAGTTTTTAAGAAGCATCGAGAACCGCACATGTACCGGCACCCACGCTGATGCTATGCGGAAACTGTACCCAAAGCTTTACGCAATGTGCGAGGCGGGTATCTATGAGCGCGTTACTGATTTAGAAAATGCTGTCCCATTTGTAGACCGGCAAGTTCTTAGTATCGCGTTCAACCGGCCATTCGACGTTTCAAACAAACCCGAAAATATAACCATTTTACAAGCTTCCTATGGCGAAAAGTCAGAAGAAGAGACTACTATTAAATCAACCCCGTTGCTTAAGACTGATTTCGGTAAAGGCCCGACTGAAGTCGAAAAAGCTATGGCGTAACAGGAGAAAACCAATGGGCTGGACTCATTTAGTACATAATAAAGATTTATCGACACTCGCCGAGATTTCAGCCGACACGTTGGGGGTTGATGCAGTAGCGGGGGATGTAACTACTGACGGCAACTGGATTAAATGCGCCGGGTATAACCAATGCACGCTAATGGTTTTTTATGACCACTCCACAACCGGAGGGAACCTTGTATTTAATATCGGGGTGTCAAACGACGGTTCAACCGAATTTCTTTTGCAAACTAGTTCAACGAGTTCGGGAGTCGCTACGTTATCGGATTTGCAATATAAGAAAGTGACCGGCACCGCCGATAAGCTTTTCGTCGTCGATTTTCCGATTAACTACGAGTATTTTAGCATCCGCAATCTGGCACTAAGCGGCCACGCAGACGACAAAATCACAATCACGGCCTTTCTAGGCAACATCTAAAGGAGGGCCGTTATGGGCTTTAGTACAATTGGCGATTTCGCGGAAACCCCTAGCGGTGGAGCAGG